AGGGAAGTTGGTGAAGATATGGGCGCAAAAAGTAAGGTAAAAAAATCTAAGGATAAAAAAAAGAAAAAGGGTGGTTTAAAACAGAAAAAACAAAATCGTTTGTCAAAAATTCGCGGAACCGCATCTGATCCATGTTCTAGAAGTTCAAGACTAAGAGGTTTTTAAAAGGTTGGATTTCAACAATGGAATTTTCCTTAAAACAAAAGAAATTCATTATCAAAAACATACTAGAGATGCGTAGAAAGTTAAAATTAGTAGAACAGAGAAAGATGTCAATTAGTGATATTGTCAAAGTGATTTATGATTTACCTGAAAAGAAATCTTGGTGGAAGTTTTGGGAATAGGAGTAATGTAAATGCCTGAAATTGTTGTGGAAACTGGCGTGGGCACCTTAGCATCCGCGAATTCATTTTTCAGCCTAAATTCTTGCACCCAATATTTTACAAATATTGGGAAATTGACAAATTGGGCTTCTGGAACCACAACTACTCAGAGTGCCGCACTTATACGAGCCACGTATCTGATGGAGAATTATGACTGGATAGGCACCAAGGCACTATCTACACAACCTCTTGAGTGGCCTAGAAGAAATGTAACAGATAAAAATAACTTCTACATCAGTAGTACGGTAATCCCCCTTCAGATAAAATGGATTCAGGCAGAACTTGCTTATAGATTTCTTAATGGCGATGATCCATTGCCAGATAATGACACTACTGGGAATGTTATTAGAGAAAAAGTTGATGTAGTAGAAATACAATATGATTCTGGTGGAGCACAACAAGTTCCTTCTCAGCCATATATAGATACATTACTCAGAGAATGGGTTCGCGGAAAAAGTTCGATTATCATCCAGAGAGCATAATAAATTATGAATTATACCGCACTAGCAAATAGAACTAATAAACTTATCACCAAATTCGGGACAGTCGGTGTTTTGAAAAAATTCACTATGGGGACATTTCTAGTTTCCCAAGGAATTTATGCTTCTTCTACTTCTTCCTCATATAATATTAATTTAGTTGATGTAACACCTACTAAGACTTATTTGAAAGGATATGGAGAAACATATATTGGGGGAACACTTATACTTCAGAACGACCGCATCGTTTTATTCACCACAAATGCTACTTCAGACCCGGAATTGGGTGATAGACTTACTTTGAATAGCAAAGTATATGGAATTGTTGGAATATCTGTATTAGAGCCGTCTTCGACAGTGCTTTTCTATAGGGGTTTGCTTCGAGAATAATCATGGCTTGGTGGCAAGAATATATTAGTTCTTCAAATAATACAGTTAATAGTCCTACTATTGTAGCTACCGCTATGATGGTTCTTACTGGAATATTATTCTTATTAGCTATAATTCTTGTTTGTTATCATTGTTTTTATCATGGTAAAGGAATAGATAGTGAGACTGTTAAATTAATATTAGGTTTGATAGTTGGTGGTGGTGGAACAGGAGGTTTGGGAGCATATCTTACTAGAAGTGCTTCTGATTCTATTTCTTCTAGAATGGGCGGAAAAGCTAGGCCAAAACCAGAACCAGAGAGAGATTAAAAATGGCACTTTCAGATTTAGTTAATGGATCAGAAATTAGAACAAATGTGATATTTGCCATAGCGTGTTTTTGCTGCTTCTTCGGTTTCTTGACTGCGATTTTTATGTACGTTTATTACGGTTATTGGATTCAAAAAGATATGACTGGTGGAATACAAGCATTGACTTATATATTTATAAGTCAAGGGTTTGGTGGAATGATAATTTCTTTGTTTAATAAGAGCGGATCATAAAATAATGGCCAAAAAGAACTATTGTGAAATAAAATATTGTGAGATATGTGGTGGAGTTTATGGAAAGCATACTTCAAGCAATGTGTGGAAGAAGAGAAAATATTGCAGTGTTGAATGTAAGAAAAGTTGGAAAAAATATAATTACACTGAAATTAAATGGTGTGAATGTTGTAATAAAGTATTTCCAAGAAATAGAAAACATAGTCAAAAACAATGGGATGAAATTAAATATTGCGGAAGAGAATGCCAGCAAGCAAATATCTGGAATAGAGGATTAACTTTAGATGATGAAAAACTTGAAAAGGCAACTAGACAATTAAGAAAATATTCTTTTAAAAAGAATAACAAGCCTTGGAGTAAAGGTTTAACTAAAGAAACGGATGAAAGATTAGCCAAATTATCTATCACTATTTCAGAAATACAAAAAAGAAATCCAAGAAAGGCAAACGAAAATCAACTTGTTGGTCTTGAATTAGGAAGAATGTGGTGCAAAGGTCTAACTAAAGAAGACCATCCATCAATCGCAAGAAGGGCTAAGATTCTATCAGAAAAATATACAGGAGTAAAAAGACCAGAACAATCTGAAAGGCAAAGACAGTATTTTCAAGATAACCCAGAAAAACATCCAAATGCTATTCTTGCTAAAAAGACTAAGGGCAATGGATATACTCATATTGAAAAAATAGTTTCTGAATTATTGCAAGAACTTGGAATTGAAGCTGTTTTTAATCATAAAGTTGGGAGTAAATGGCCTGATTTTGCAGTTATTGAAAAGAGAAAAATAATAGAGTGCGACGGCGAGCGTTGGCACAAAGATAAAAAGAAAGAACAAGAAAGGGATTTATATTTAGCACAATGTGGATGGGATGTTTTACATCTAACTGGAAGTGAAATTGTTTCTAAAACTAGTGAATGTAAAGAAAGAATATTTGAGTTTGTAGGAAGCAGTTATGACAATTACTCATCAATCGACTTATATTAGACCAAGTAGTGGTCAAGTTTCTAATCTAGGACTAGGGAATTTTGTTAGTCAGATTAATTTATTCAATGCTAAAGCCATTAATAATCTCGATAAAGCAATTAGAAAGATGGTATTTGAAGTGTTTAAGCGAATTGTAATGAGAACGCCCGTCGATACCTCGCGCTGTCGTTCTGCCTGGGCGGTCGGTTTGACTCCTTCTAATTCTTCTCCTATTCAATCATCTACTAAATTAAAAACCACTTGGAAGAAAGTAAGTAGAGCAACACCTAAAGGAAAAAGAACAACTACTGGTTATTGGGAAGGTAAGACGACAGAAACCGTAAAGACATCTGGAATCTTTGAATCAGCTAGTGGCACAATAAATAGAGGCAGGCAATTCATTCAAAGTGGCATGGATATTCATGATGGGTTAATCGCATATATATTTAATAATGTTAGATATGCAATTTATCTTGAAGGCGGTAGAGTATATCCAAGTCCGCCTTATGGTTCGCCGCAAGCGCCAAGAGGAATGGTGAGAATAACATTGGCAGAATTTGGAAGTATAAGTTCTGAGGCGGTGACATCTGTGCAGAGTGGTGGGTTAAAAGAAAATTTAGGAGCATAAGTGGATGGGGATTAATACAAATATTGCATCAGCTTTAAATAAACATCTTTCTTTATTAACTCCAACAACAATGATGATAGCGTGGGAAAATATTGAGATAGACCCATCAATTTCAACGCCCTATTTGAGGGCTTGGTTAATGCCAGGGAGGACTACAACTTTAACTCTTGGGAATCAATCTTGGGCTGAATTTCCGGGGGTGTTTCAAATTGATTGTTTATATCCAGCAAATGAAGGATGGAATTCTGCTACTGTTAAAGCTGACGCAATTTATAACCACTTTAAAAGGGGAACGCTAGCAACGTACAACGATGTTCAAGTTAGAATAAAGGAATCTTCCGTCGAACCAGGGGATGTTGATGGAATTTTTTATAAAAAAAGCGTGTCAATATACTATGTTGCTTATAGTCAGAGTTAAATTATGTCTAAAATTATAACTATAGATATAGCAAGGGGGGAATTTAAGAATAGAGGATTTGTTTTATTAGAAAATGAATATAAGTATGCTAGAATTCCACTTGAATGTAAATGTAATAATGGTCATATAACAAAAATTAGTCTTAATGGTTTAAAAAATGGTAGTGGATGTAAATTTTGTAATATTGATAAAAATAAAGAACTTTATAAATTAGATTTTAACTATGTCAAAAAAGTTTTTATTGATAATGGGTGTGAATGTTTAGAAGATAATTATAAAAATAACCACACTAAAATGAGATATAGATGTAATTGTGGAAATATATCTTTTATAACTTTTTCGAGTTTTAAATCTGGATCAAGATGTTCAAATTGTGTTGGTAAAAGAATTTCAGAAAAGAAAAGATTGGATATAGAATATGTAAGAGATAAGTTTATAGAAGAAGGATGTATCCCATTATTTAATGAATATATAAATGCACAACAAAAATTAAAATATATATGTAGTTGTGGGAATGAATCACAAATCACATTCAATGGTTTCTGTAATGGTCATAGATGTAGAAAATGTGGAATTGAAAGAAGCAATATCAATAGCAAACACAGTCTTGAATATGTAAAAAATAAATTTGTAGAAGGTGGTTGCATCCCTCTCTTTAATGAATATATTGATGCTAGAACAAAATTAAAATATCAATGCAGTTGTGGAAATATTTCTTATACATCATTTGATAATCTTATGCGAGGCCATAGATGTAAAGAATGTGGGATTATAAAATTTTCAGATAAAATAAGACATAGTTTAGAATTTGTTAAAGAAAAATTTATAGAAGGTGGTTGTGTTCCATTATTTAATGAATATAAAGGATGTCATCAAAAATTAAAATATAAATGTGAATGTGGAAATATATCTTTTATTTCTTATAATAGTTTTTCTCAAGGTCATAGATGTAGAAAATGTGGCAGTATAAAATCATCTATTTCACAAAGTGGTTCAAACAATTATAATTGGCAAGGTGGTAAATCTTATGAACCATATTGTTGTGTGTGGAAAGATAAAGAATACAAAGAAAGTATTAAAGAGCGTGATAATTATATGTGTCTTAATCCACTATGTAATAAAAAATATGATAATAAATTAACAATTCACCATCTTGATTATAATAAATTAAATTGCCATCCCAAGAATTTAATTACATTATGCACCTCTTGTAACACCAAGGCCAATTTTGATAGAGAATGGCATCAATCTTTTTATTCAGAAATGGTAAACAAAAGATATTATAACAAAAATAAGAT